TGGACCTGGTGCCGCATGGGCCGCGATCGACTCCGCAACGAGATTTCCCAGCGGGAGAAGGATAATTTCGGCCAGTACCGCGCCGCCATGTACGCCTGGGGCGATCATGGCGCGGCGATCGGCGACTGCGGGCCGGACGAAATCACCGTCCGCATCGACTCCGGTTACGGCCTGGGCCGGGAAGTGTCCGGCCGCAGCATGGCCCTCACGACCGCCCAGTTCCGCGCCCGCTGGGCCGCGGAAATGCGGGCCGCCATGGGTGTCTCCGTCGATAGCCTGGGCGGCTACGCCGTGCCCGAGGGTTTCACCTATTCGCTGGAAGAGGCGTTGCGGGCTTATGGCGGCATCCGCGAACACGCCACCATCACGCGCACGGAAACCGCCAACCCCTTGCCCATGCCGACCATTGTGGACGCCACGCCGGGATCGGTGGACGCCGTATACGGCGGCGCGAACATGAACGTTGGTGAGCTTTTGGGCGAGAATAACGCCACCGATCTACAAGGGCTTTCCCCGGTTATGGGTGCCCTCATTCTCGGCGCGCAGAAGTTCTCCAGCCGCATGATTCCCGTCAGCTTCCAGCTTTTGCGGGATTCGGCTTTCCCCTTGGCCAGCTACCTGGGCAAGATGATGGGCACGCGGATCGGCCGCACCATGGCCCGCTATTGGGCGCACGGCAGCGGCCGCGGCGTGACGCCCCGCGGCATCTGCCTGGACGCCCCGGTTGCCGTCGCCACGGGCACGGCCAATCAGATCCTCTACACGGACATCATCAACCTGGAGCACGCCGTCGAGCCGTCCTATCGTGACGACGGTTTTTGCTGGCTGCTGCATGACATGATGGTCAAGCAGCTTCGCTTGATGCTCGACGGCCTGGGCCGCCCGATGTGGGTTGACCAGTATGCCGACGTGAAGGAAGGCGCTCCCAAGCGCTTTGCCGGCTACTACGTGCAGCGCGTGCAGGAAATGGCCTACGATTTCACGGGCGATTGCATCGACGGCACGACCAATCCGCAAATCATGATCGGCGGCCATATCCCGTCCTACCAGATTCGCGAAGTGCAGTCGATCCGCATCCTGCGCCTGAAGGAGCGGGCCGCGGAGCGCGACCAGGAATTGTTCCTGGCCTTCATGGAAGCCGACGGCGGCCTATTGAACGCGGGAACCTTCCCCGTCAAGGCCATGTGCAACCACGGCGGCACGCTTGGCCGCGTGCGCTTCGCCCCGCCCGCGAAGAACCGCGGCAACCTGGCGGGCCGCCCGAGCGACCTGGACGAAGGGGCCTTGGTCGATGACGACTTGAACGAAATCGACCCCAGCAACCCGCCCGCGCGGAAGGTCACGGCGGAAGCCAGGGCCGCCGCCTTGCAGGCGATCAAGGAAGCCCAGAAAAAGTAAGCCCCGCACCTTTTTCTTTCGGCAGGATGTTTTGAGGAAACCATGAACGAAGCACGGCCGCCCAGCCCCGAAAGTCCCGTTCACAACGCACTCAGGGACGGCGAGACAACGGGGCGGCGGCCCTGCCCAGAAAAGTCCGCAGAGAAGGACGCCGGGCGGATGCAAAAGCCGCCCGCCGACCGCATGTTACGACCCGGCCAGACCCGCTAACCGTTTTCTTTCGGAGTGAATTATGAAAATCCGCAACCTCATCCCCGCCACCACGCGGGTTGTCGCCATTCCCCCCGGTGCCCAGGCCGGCAGCAACACCACCGCGGCCCTGATCGACATGCAGGATTGCGAATCGATCATGCTCATCCTGGCCTATCCCACGGGCCTCAGCGCCGCCAATACGCCCGTGCTTTCCGCAACCTACGGCGATAACAGCAACGGCAGCGACCAGGCGGCCGTTCCCAACACCGCGACTACCGCCTTGACGGCAGCCGCCTCGCAGCAGAGCCTGGAGCTTGCCAAGCCCACCAAGCGCTACATCCGCCCCATCGTGACCTGCAACGGTGCCAACGAGTATTACACCGTGATTGCCATCCAGACCTTGAAGCAGCTTCCCGGCGGCCCGGAATCGCAGTGGGATGGTGTCTATGGCGACGCGCCGCAAGCGGGTTTTGGCCGCTTGCCGCTCGTGGCCCAGGACGCCACGTTCAACACCACGACCGGCACTTTTGCGGGCGGCGGATACCTGCAAACGCCGGCAGCCGCCGGCCTGGAGCTTGCCACCCTCCTGCCGAACCCCTAAGCGGCGCTGTTTGTTCGCAATTCGCAATCCAGTTTTCGGAGTGACCATGAAATCGAATCAGAAAATCGCGGCCTTGGCGGGCGTGGCAACGGCGTTGCTTATCGGTTGCTTCATGGGGGCCTATGCCCTCACGAACTATGCCACGCCCTTCCAGATCCAGCCCGTGAACGCGACGAACAACACGCAGACCGTGGCCATCGGCAGCGGTTGCACCCTGGGGGCCGACGCCGGTAGCACAATCAACCTCTCCAGCGGCACTTTGACCTTGCCGGCCTTTTCGGGCTGTTTATTCAACGGCAGTAACGGCACGGGGAATTGTTCGCTCGTCGGCTCGTCGTCGGGCCAAAAGGTGCTATCCGTCTTTGATTGCACGGGCGGCACGGCCACGGCAGCGGGATCGGCTACGGCCAGTTCCTTTGCCACCACAATCAGCGGCACGGGCGTCTTGACGCAGACCAGCACGGCCAATTTAAGCGGCCACGTTTTTGAGGCAACGCTCATCAACCAAGGCCCGTAACGCAACTTGATATTTCTCCTTTGAAAGTGGCAGGTGGAGGCCCCGGCCCAGTCCCAGACCGGGCCGGGGCTATTTTGTTGAAGGATGTTCATTCGTGGGTTTGACTTGCACAGTCACGGCGCAGACGGAACCGATTGACCTGGATATGGTCAAGCGTTTCTGCCGCTTCGTCAATCCCGCGGACACCGAAATCCTGGCCACGATTGCCGTCGCCGCCCGCGAATGGGTCGAGCAGTACCGTAGCGAGCCGCTCTGCACGGCCCAATTCCTCTGGACTATGGACAGGTTCATTAACCTCTACCTCTACCAGACTTCGCTTTATACGCAGCAAATTTGGCCCTGGTACTTGCAGAGCCAAAGCCTGATCGGCAACCGCTTGCCCAACACCTGGTACAGCTTGTGGAGCCCGGTGGGCTACACGCAGAGCATCGACGAGATCCAATACATCGACGTGGACGGGAATTGGCAAGTCTTGGACCCCTTGCAGTACATCGTCGATACCGACCCCATCCAGTGCCGCATTACCCCGGCCTTTGGTCAGTATTGGCCAGCCACGCAAATGCGGATCGAGGCCGTGAAGATCAAGCTCACCGCCGGCCGCAAAGTTGTCCCCGCCAAGTTCAAACTTGCTATTGCACAGTTGGCTGCGCACTGGTATGATAATCGCGAGGCGGTGGGCTTCGATCAGCCCCACGAAATCCCCCTACACACATTGAGCCTGCTTGGACCGCCGGCCGGTGGGCGCTACATGACGCCGTAGGAAAAATCATGGGTAACATGTCCCGCCCCCGCAACCGATCGGGCCGGCAGCGCTGGGGCATCAGCTTCCAGCAGCCGGTAACGGCCACCGATACGGCCACGAACCTCCCGCTGACCACCTGGCCCGACTTCGGCCATCCGTGCGATGCGGAGATTGAAGAATTGGCCGGCGGCAAGCGGGTGCTTGCCGGCCAGCCGCAGGCCGAACAGCGCTACAAGGTAACGTGCCGCTGGCAGCCGGGCATCAAGCCCGCCATGCGGATCGTTTGGCCCATGGGCGATTTGCACCGAATTTTCAACATCGAATCGGTTTACGACGTGAAGGGCTTGCATCAGCAGCTTGAAATCGTCGCCGCCGAGATTTTCCCCGAGGAGTAAGGAGAGTATGAAAAAGTTGTTCGCCGTGTGGGCCTTGTTGGTGATCGTTGTCGCCGGGGTGATTGCCGCCCAGGCCGCCAAGCCGCAAGCCGCCAGCCCCAAGGGCTTCCGCATCGAAAAGGCAGCCAGCCTGGGCGCAGGGGCCGGCCTGTACGTGACCACGATCAGCAAAGGGGCCTACCAGTCCCCTAGCAGCGTGAGCTTTCAATCGCTGAGCCAATCGTTCACATCGAGCGCCGTGAGCATCCTCGATCAAACCGTATCGAGTGGCACGGCCAGCAGCGTCATGACCGCCGCGGGCACGGGCGGGATGCAGATGTTCTACGTCTACTCTAGTGCCCTGGACGGCACCTTGAGCGTCTACAGCAACACGGCTGGCACGGGAACGGCGGCCAGCACGGTAGCCGTGACCGCCGGCCAGCCTTACGAATGGGATAGCCTCACGTCGGGAACCACGTCGATTGTTCTTTCCAGCACGAATTCCGTCACCTTCACCCCCGGCACAACCTCCGGCGGCTTGAGCACCTCCACAACCGCCACCAACGTCCTGGCAACCGCTTTGTATCCGTAATGAACGATACCCTGGAAGAAGACTTTCGCGCCTGGCTTGCCGCCGATCCGACCGTTGCCGGTTTGGTAACGAGCGCCGCGGGCGGCGCGCCGGTGCCAAACGTCTATTTCACAGCCGTTCCCACCCGCGTCAACGGCGGATTCATCGCCACCCGCTGCGCGCGGAAAGACGCCGTGCATACCACGTCGATCGGCGGCGGACACTTGACCCTGGCCAAGATCGTTTGCTGGTGTTGCTACAAAGGCCCCGACCCGGCAGCCAACTACACCCAGGACAAAGCCATAGCCCAGGCCGTGAAAGCCCGCGTAAATCAGGTCAACGGCACCTGGGTTATGGGCAATACCACGGTTTATAACGTGAACCTGGCGGACAACATTGAAGAGGGCCAAGGCGACACCGAAAGCGATGACGAATTTTCTTTTCACGCCGGCACGTCCAGCGGTATCCAGGCGGAGAAAGTCGCCGTGGCTTTCCACTATTGGAGCCCCAACAGTTAAGGACTTTTACGATGAGCAAACAAGAGAACCAGGCCATTGCAGATAGCGACGTTTCCGCCCTCCCGCCCGGCCTGCACTATGACGACAACGCCCGGCCGATCGAAGAAACGCGGCAACTCGGCAGCGGCTTCGTCGCCCCCATCGGCGGCCAACTCATTTCCAGTGTCGGCGGCATGGTGGGGTTCTGTCCTATGGGCGGCAACGTCGGCGCGATCGGCAACCCCACTACCACGGTCGAATTCTCCGGCAGCGCCCCGCCCACCCCGGCGCAGACCAACTATTTCGATTGCACCCGCTGGCAGCCGGATCTTACCCCGGCCATTGACGACGTAACCCAGACTTCGGCCTGGGCGCAAGCCATAGCCTTGACGCTGCCCCAGGGCCGCTTTCGCGTGGAGGTCATTAACGACAAACGCTTGACCCCCGCCATGCTGGCCAAGTACGGCCTGGTCAATCCGACATTGCCCGGCAACGTCAGCCTCAATCTCGGTTGCCGCATGACGCTCTTGCACGGCAACGCCGCCAACTATCCGGGGGCCAGCGTGATCGACGGCGGCGCAGCGTATATTGTGCCCGATTTCTATTACTGCCCCAGCGTCAAGCTCCTGAACCCGAATACGGTCATCGACGCCATCGGCAAGAAGATGGTGCGGAGCTTGCCGATGGAGTTGATTTGCAACGCCCCGGTCTTCCACATGCCTTACGAGGCATCGCTATTGACCGCCTATCTCGCCCATTTGACGGCGATTTACCAGGGCTTTTAGTCCGATCCGTCCGCCACCCTACGAGGAGCCGCCATGCCCACCGTCACCCTTGCCGGCCAGGACTATGAAGTCACCGGCCTTACCGAGGAAGATCAGGCGTCCTACCGCGCCTACTGCCTCTTGCTTGCCCGCCGCGCCGATCGGCCCATCCTGCGCTTCCTGCGCGAACAGTGCGAAGATATGACCCGCGAGGAGCGGCAAGACGCCCTGGTCCTGTTGCCGCACTTCCCCGAATACCTCAATCCGCCCGAGGAATTGGTATTGCGATGGGCGCGGCACCCCAAGGCCGTCGCCGCCCTGGCCCGCCGCGTCTTGCGGCCGGAAAAGAGCGGAGCCGAATGGGAGGCCCTGCTTGGCGACGATGCCCAAAGCCGACTTGCCGGAATTCCCGTCGATACCAAGGACCGGGCGGAAGTCGCCTGGCAACAGGCCGCACGTGCCCTCTACGATTCGCTGGTAAGCGTCCTACGCACGATCAGTCACCCCAGCGACGATCAGATCCGGGCAGCAAACCAGGCCCTCCGCGCGGCCGTATCGCAATCCAAGACCAATGCCGGCGACCCGGAGTACCGGGTGCCCCGGCCGGAAGGCGACAAGCACCAGTCCGAGACTCAGCACCAAGGAGCCGACGCATGCGCACCCGCGGCCGATCAGCCATAGGCCGCATGGGCGGCTTGCCTGGCCGGCGGTTGGAAGCGAGCGACCCCGGCCACGGGCCGATCAAGCCCATCGACGCGGGCGGCTCGAATGACGGCTTCACTGGCCCCATCGTGCCGCTCACCGGGGCCTTTGCTTCCGCCGTAGGCGGCTATATCGACTCCTGGGACGGGGCCGGGGTGCAAGTCTCCTTGGACGTGGCAAATTGGCGCGTGCGGCGGATCTTCGAGCAGCAGCCGCTGTGTTGCTCCGGCAACCTGGGATGTACGGATTCCCGCCAGATCGGCTACAGCTATCTCTGGCAGGCGGATATTCTTTGGGATTTCCGCCGCCCCGCGGACACCATGAATGCGCTCCGCTGGCCGGACGGCCTGGAACTTGTCTTTTGGTTGGGAAATATCCTCTATCAGCAGATGCAGGCCAGCCAATCGCCAGGCAGCACGGGGATTCAGTACCCATATCTGTGGTGTCCCGACGCGGTGCTTGAAGTCGGCGAGACGATGCTTGACGCCATCGCCAAGAAAATGACCCGCGTGCCCTGCCAGGGCCGCACACGAAGCCATGTTTTCGTCTGTCCGGTGGAAGGCATCCCCAGCGACGCCTCGACGGTTGCCGGGGCCTACAGCAAGTGGTATTCGGACATCGGACCCGAGAACCAGAACGCCAATGCGGGAGGGTAGGCTATGCAGGAAGGCAATCCGAATCTTGGCGCGCTGGAGATCGACCCAGCCGACATTCCCGCCGAAGGAAATGTTGCCGAGCCGGCTGGCAGGGAATGGCCGACCACACTCCAGGGCTGGCGCGAGCACTACCGCGGCGCTGGCTTGACCTATGCCAAGGCCGGCTATCTTCGCTATTCTCGTAGCCCCGAGCAGGGCCAAGCCGCGCGGGAGCGGGCGCGGGCGCTCAGCGGCCAAATGTCCACGGAACAATATGAATCGCTTTTTGCATCCCCGCAACTTCCGGCCGACCAACCGGAGCCCGCCAGCTACATGGATTTGAAAGCGGAATTGCGGGGCACGAAGAACCGCATTCGCTCAGCGCCCGCGCCGGGCGGCTCGATGCCACTCGATGGCGGAGCAAGTCAGGTTCCCCCGGAGCCGATCGAAGCGCCGCCGTCGCCCAGCGACCTGGCTAAGACTCCACCCCCCATTCCCGAGGCCGCCGGCGCAGCGCCGGGCCTTATGGCCGCGGGCGTAGGCGCAGCCGCGCTAGGCTGGGGTATGATCCTAAATCAGGCCCGCAGCAATCCCGGCAGCATCGGCGAGTATATGACCGGCGGACGAAGCGAGCGCCACCACGATTCGCACGGGAGCATGGCCATGCAAGGCGTATTGCAGGCGTTGCAAAAGATCGGCAACATCAGGAGTCGCATGTAATGGCCCTTCCGTTCCCCCTGTTGGCCAGTAAGTTGACGACACTCGAAAACGTTGACCGAGTGATAGACACCGATCCGACCGGCGGCGGCTCGATCGTCCGCACGTTGTATTGCGAGCCCTATTCCGCCTACCCTATCGTGTTGACCGCGCTCCGGGGCACGATCGTTCCCGACCCGAGTAAACGCGACGTGGGCGAATGCCATGCGATGAAGCGGCAAAAGCCGCATCACGATCCGATCCAACAGCAGTTCTATTGCACGCGGGCCATGGCCATCCCTTTCAATCGCGAGTCGATCCGGGCTTGCAAATCGACCGGGTTTGACGCCAGGAATGACGACGGAAACGCGGACTATAACGGCCAACTTAAAGCGACCGTCGCGGCGCTCGACAACATCGACGACTTCGATTTTGCCAACAACCCGGACACCTTGACCGCCGCTGAAATAGCCGGCAATAATCTCAACAAGCCGGTCAACAACACGGCCTCCAGAGGGAATTGCGGGGCCTTCATCACGGCCACCTACAACCCGCTGGTGTTCGCGGCCGGTGATCTTTCGCCGGGCTCGAATTACGACCCGTTCGATTACG